GATATGGGATGCTGCCTTCCCGACAATTAACCGGCCAACAGGTGGTAAGGTAATAGGTATCTCTACCGGCCGCCGCGGCACTCTCTTTGAGCAGATTTGGAATGATGCTCATTGGGAATACGGTGGCGAAAGAGGTGCTGGCCGGAATATGTTCAAAGGGATATTCCTTCCCTGGCATGTTGACCCGAGAAGGACAAGGGAATGGTATGAACAGACAAAACGAAACCTTCCCAATTACAGAAGTCAGTATCCAGCAACTCCCTCAGATGCCTTCTCAGCAGGCTCCGGGGCTGCTTTTCCTGAATGGGACCCGACTATCCATGTACCATACGGGAAAGAGTGGTATCCGCCTGGCAACTGGAGGATTGTCCTTGCCTATGACGGCGGGTATAACCAGGCAGCTGCCATGTGGTTTGCCATTTCTCCAGATGGCTGGGTAGTGGCCTTTAGAGAGTATTATCCGTCTTATTTGACTGACCCGGAACAGGCGGCTGATATGAAAAGCCTGTCCAGGGATCCGGATGGAGTACCGGAACAAGTAGATTATATGGTGGCTGATACCAGTTGCTGGTCAAAGAATCAGGGTACCGGTGAATCCACCATAGAAATATTTGAGAAATATGGACTCCGGCCCTGGCGACAGGCAGATAAGGACAGGATAATGGGCTGGAAACGACTGCACGAATGGCTGACACCACTGAAAGATGAAGATGGCAACTATATCCTGGATAGAGAAGGCCGGCCAATGGTAAGGTTGAGATTTACCGCTGCTTGCAGTAATTTCATCCGGATAATCGCAGGTATAAGGGCTCATAAGAATAAGCCGGATGATATTGAAGATGGCCAGGAAGATCATTTACTGGACTGTTGCCGGTATTTTGTGATGAGCCGGCCGCGGCCACGAATGTCCGAGAAGGAAAAAGAGGCAATGGAAGAAGCCAGGAGAAAAAGAATTATGCCCCGTTCAAAAATAACCGGTTACTAACCACTTGCATTTTTTTGAAAAAAATGTTATTCTCTAAGTGAGGGTATGTGTATGCAATATTTTAAATGCAAAAACTGCAAGAAATTGTTATTTAAATATGATATACACGTAGGAGAGGTTGAAATAATTTGTACCAGGTGCGGTAATAAAAACCGGCTGGAAGCAAGGCTAAAGCCGGAGGTTAAAGTTACGATAGTTAAGGAGTAGAGCCGCCTGACGGTTATCTCCTGAAACTAAATAAATCCGTGAGGCTCATGAAGCCCGTCTGAAAGGAGCAATCCTTTAGGCGGGTTTTTGCCTTTTAAGGGGGAATAAGTATGGCAATGAATATGCCGCCAGGGGGCGGAATGGCAGGAGGAATGGCCGGTGGTGGACAGCAGCAGATAGTTAATCGTTTAAGGCAGATGGATCATGAAGAATTAGTAATGCTGGCCTTTCAGTTGATTATGAGATTACAGGAAATCGAAATGCAAATACAAGGACAGGCAGGTGGAGGACAGCCTCCAATGGGGTGATAAATAATGCTGATAAAAACAGATACAACATTGGAGCAAGAAGCTAAAGAACTATTTACAGAACAGATGACAATATTCCAATACTATGACAGTTACCGTAAGCAATATGATGAAATAGCCCTGGATTGTTATAAAAAATTTGTTGGATATAAGGAAGAATCGGAGGCAGACAGGCTTGCCCGTGAAAGAGGAGAGGTTACCCGGTCGAATCTCCATATACCGAGGACTTATCAGATAATTGATACTATTAGGTCCAGGATAGTAATGACCTTCTTTGGCCATTACCCGTATGTGGAATTTTCTCCCCAGCCTACTCATCTGGATAGGTTTTCCATGCAACTGGCTGAGGACAAGGCTAAGATTGCCTCTGCCCTGGTAAACGAACAGCTAAAGAAGAACAATATCGCAACCAGGTTTTATGACTTTGTTACTTCCCTGCTTACATTCCCAGCCGGCTATCTGGGTGTAGGCTGGCGGTATGAACAGGCATATGTGAAAAAAAAGGTACCTGCTCCGGAGATTATCCAGACAACCTTTGGGCCTTATTATACCGGCAAGACTGTTTACCAGGTAGTGGAAAACCTGGAAACTATCTGGGATGATAATGAAATTGTGAATATAGACTATTTTGATTTCTGGCCGGACCCAAAGGCTACAGATTTAGATGATTGTCGTGGAGTATTCCAGAGAGAGTTTGTCACCTTTGATGAACTCATGCAGATGTTGGAGTTTTACAGGTATCTGAATGAAGGAAACATATACATCCAGGACCCCGAGGAATTATGGGAAATTCAGGGTACAAGCCTAGAAAGAGGCAGGGACTGGAGGTTATCTGAAACCGGTATTTCTTCCGGTGTTGACGTGTTTATCAATGCAACCGATATGCGGTTAAAGAGAAATACGGAGTTTGAATTACTGCACTATTGGGAGAATGACCGGCATACGATAACTGTTAACCGGCAGAAGGTTATTTATGACGGCCCCTCCCCGTACTGGAGACACAGAAAACTACCTTTCATAGCTGCAACTTATGAGAGACTGCCGAATCAGTTTTTTGGCATGAGTGCAGTACAGATAATATCAGATTTGCAGGAAGAAGAGAACACTATTCATAACCAGAGGACAGATAATGTCAACTTTATTCTCAATAAGATGTGGAAGGTAAGACGGGGTGCTGATATAGATGAATCAGAGCTTGTTTCCAGGCCGTTTGGAGTAATTCATGTTGACCATCCTGATGATGTAAGTGAAGTAATGGTTGCAGACGTTGCTGCTTCCAGTTTCCACCAGCAGAACATTATCTCCACCATAATGGAAAATACACTGGCTACACCGCCAGTAATACAAGGTGCCGAGAGTGGAAGCAGAAAGACGGCTACTGAAACATTGAAGATGACCGGCAATGCTGGAATGAGGTTTGATGTTAAGATAGTTCTGTTTAGGGAACTTGGCTTGAATAGGTTATGTATGTTGATGGACATGAACAATCAACAATTTATAGATGATAGAAGGCTGGTAAGGCTTAACCTGGTTGATACAGTTAAATGGCGGTCAATTGATCCTGGAGATCTTATAGGTGAATATGATTACCGGCCGGCAAGCCCGTTGCTTGACCCGGCGGTGAATAAGGAAGTCAGAAGGGAACAGTTGTCCCATATGTTGCAGGTACTGATACAGATGGGTGTACCGTTTGTGGATTACCATAAATTACTTGAAGAATGGCTGAGGTCGTTTGATATAGACAATACAGAGAAATTCATTATACCAAGAGAACAGTGGATGCAGATGCAGATGTATGAGCAGATGTTAGCTCAGCAGGCTGCCGAGCAGAATCAGCCTTCTGAGGTTGAACAGTCTGAAAATGCCATGATAGGCAGGGCTCAGGGCAGAAGGCCTCAGCAGGAAAGGCCTATATCAGAAAGGGCCTCCGGGGTGGTGAGGTAATATAGACAAGCAAAAGTTAGAGAGGAATAAGGCGATAAGGGTTGCATCAATGGCAAATACAGATGGTTGGAGAGATGTAGAAGAGTTTATTAAGAACAATATTAAACACCTGGAAACCAGATTATTCACAGAAGATCTGGAAAAGCCTGAGTTTGATAAAGTTCAAGCGAAAAGAGAGGCTTATAAAAGTGTGTTGGATTTTGTTCATAGGCGGATAGAATCAGTTCCGCTAGAATATTAAAGAGGGCATTTTTGGTGACCAGTTGGGCCAGATAACAACTGACAACCCACTGGGCATTGAGCAGGCCCCGGTTGAGAATATAGAAATACCGGGATAACCTGCGAAGATTGCCGCTAGAATATTAAAGGGGGTAAAACATGGGTATTTTTGGAGATGACCAGTTGGGCCAGGTAACACCTGACAACCCACTGGGACTTGAGCAGGCCCCGGTTGAGAATGTTGAGAATATGGAAATGCCGGGACAACCTGTGGAGATTGGTGTTGGTTTAGGGGAAGAAAATGCTGGTGTTGGCGAAGGTCAGGAAATCGTTGAAACTCAACCGGAAGAAGTTATAGAAAGTGTTGATGTTAATGACGATTTTGAGAGAAAAGCTGCTTATATAAGACAGAAGTTTAAGGGTGGACCAGAGGAACTTGAAAAAAGTATTAATGAACTTAGGAAAAAACTTGGCAGAGAGAATGAAGAAGTCCATTTTGAAACAACCGAAGATGTTGTTAACTATTATATCGAGTTGGAAAGGGAATTAGGAAGGACTTCTAACATAGACCAGACTAGGCAGGAAAATCAGCGTTTACAGCAAGAGGTTGAACAGCTAAGGAATACCATTAACCAGTTATTGCTGTATCGTGGTAATGCCAATTGGCCTATGCGTGACCCTGCTACTGGCAGATTTGTTTCACCTGCTCAATATCAGCAGCAAATGCAGCCACAAATGCCACAGCAAATGCCACAGCAGCAGGAAGTACAGGAAGAAGAATTAAAGTTTGATGACCTTTTTAAAGACATAAATACTGATACCTTTTTGCGTGAGTTTTATGAAAAAGGGCCACAGGCAGAAGATTTCCAGAAACTCATTATCAATGCTGCTGAAAGAATTGCAGACCATAAACTGAATCAGTTTGTCAAAAAGCAACAGGAAGAACAGCAGCAAAAGATGCTTGAAAGACAGCAGAAAGAAATGCAGGCCCGGTATCAATATACACTGCTTAAAAATCAAGCAGACAATATCAAGATGAAATATGGAGAACAGGAAATCGAGAAATACAAGGATAGCATGACCCGCTTCCTTGAAAAATATCCGTATTACCTGGATCCAGTGCTATATCCTAATGGCCTTGAAGTTGCTTTCATGGAAGCAAGGAGAGAGGCTATGGGTTATCAGGAGCAGCAATATATCCAACAGGAACAGCAGCAGTATAACACTGCTCAGAAGTTTGCTGCCAGGATTCCTAGATCTACAACTCCACAGAGAGTGAGTAGAGAGCCTTCTCCCGAAGAAAGGGAGAAGATGATGCTATTTAGCACCCCTGAAAGGAAGGGGTTATGGGGCTAATCACAGGGTAAATATTGTGTCCCTGTGGTTGCCAGAAAAAACATTAAGAGAGGTGAAAAAACATGCCTAATCCAATTCATTACACAGGTCGTTATATATGGCAAGGTACTGACGGATCTCCAGTAACTACCTACCATATTGACACTGATCGCAGGGACATTGACATCAGCAGTGAAATAGCTATGCTGGTGCCGGAGGCAACTCCGTTTATGACTATTCTTATGAGAGCACGGAAGTTACCGGTAAATTCCACAGAGTTTATCTGGTATGATGACGGTGCTCCGAACTGGTATACCCAGATCAATAATGTTTCCGGTTATGCTGCCGGTGCTAATAAATTGAAGGTTAAGGATGCAGCCTTTTTAAGGCCAAAAGACCTTCTGAAGAACACCAGCACCGGTGAAATGCTCTATGTCCAGGAAGTGGACAAGGAAAATAACGAGATTACCGTAAGACGTGGTGCTGGTTATGATAGCAATACAAGCACCGGTACACAGGCAACCGATATGTCAAATAATGATTTTATCATGCGTGTCGGTAATGCCATGGAAGAAATGTCCAGTGCTCCTGAGAGCTATGCCACACAGCCGGAAAAATACTTCAACTATGTGCAGACTATAAGGACACCTTTTGAGGGTTCCTTTGACAGTGAAAATGAACGGAAAACTGCCGGTGGAAACGAAAGATTGAGACTACGCAGGCAAAAACTCATTGAACACCGTATCGACCTGGAGAAAACTGCTATCTGGGGAGAACGGAAAGAAGATGTGGCCCATCGTACCAAATTTACCGGTGGTATTATGCAGTTCATTAAGTCAAATGTCTATGATGTTAAGTCTGTCCCCAGTAATAGTAGTGGGGAGCTTAACGAGGCTATTTTTGAGGACATCTGTGAGATGGCCTTCAAATATAACAGCCGTGATGGTGCTCCTAAGCTGTTGATTACTTCCCGTAAGGTAGGAAGTATTATCAACCAGTGGGCCGCCGGAAAAATTGAAACTACTTCCGGAGAGGAAACCTATGGTTTAAGGCTCAAGAGATATGTTTCCTTCCATGGTGATCTGATTATCATTCCTTCCAGGTTGTTTGAGCATGATTATGAAGGTGTGGGCCTTATTTTAGACATGGAGAATGTCTATTTTAGGCCTTTTGCTGGCCAGGATTCCACACTGAGGACAAATATTCAGCTTCCTGATGTAGATGGCTGGAAGGATGAATATGTAACTAAATTCGGTATGATGGTCAGAAACGAGGCCACACATACCATCATAACTGGAATAGAAAAATAAGAGAAGGGGAGGGGATTCCCTCCCCTTAATTAAAATAGGAGGGATAATGTGTCTAAAGTTATAAGAGATTCCAAGGGTAGGTTTGTAAGCATAAGGCCTGATAAAGACCTGGCTATTTTTGCCAGTGTTGGACCAGGAACATGTAATGCAAAAAACTTGAGAATCTTAATGAAAGGCTGGGAGTTAGGCGGAAACCAGAAGGGCAAGGTTATCGAGTTTGTAGATGGTAAATACAGTACCAGTGACCCGGAAGTATATGACTTCCTAAAATGGAAAGAGGCTAATCCTATCCCGTTCTGCAAGATCAAGTGTATTCAGGAGCCTGTTTTTGAAGAAGAAGTTGAAGAAGAAGTTGAAGAAGAAGTTGAGGAA